ATATCAACAACGGATATGGACTTGCCGATTACCGAGACATCCCTTGTCTGGTATGAGACAGAGCCGGTTCTTCTGGAAGATGGGACGGCAGACCCGGATTCAGCAGATTATGAGGTGGCGGCGCCTCCGGCAGATGGTCTGAATGAACTGGTGATTGCATTGAAAGCGAGGGCGAAGAACGCCCAGTAAGGAGAGAACATGAAGAAATTATTTATTTCACAGCCTGTGAAAGGCAAGTCAGACGAAGATATTCTGAAAGAAAGAGATACAGCAATCAGGAAAGCAGAAGCGGTAGTTGGAGAACCCGTGGAAGTGATTGATTCATTTTTCCAGAACGCACCGGCAGACGCAAGACCCCTGTGGTTTCTTGGAAAGTCACTGGAACTGCTGTCTACTGCTGATGTAGCCTATTTCGCACCGGGATGGGATGAAGCCCGTGGGTGCAAAATTGAGCATATGTGTGCCGTAGAATACGGGATTGACCGTATTGAAGAGTAGCTATGCAAAGGTATAAAACGGGTTTATCCGCAAAAGGCTTCCGTGACCTTGCGAAGAAAGTCCGAGAGTATCGTAAGAGCCTGCCGGATAAGTGTGAAGAGTTCGCTTATCGGTTGGCAGAAGAGGG